GAACGCGGCAAAAGACTTCCAGATGTCCGTATCCCGTGGTGCGATGAAAGTGTTCCAACCGATAGCAGAGGTCGCCGCGAACGCTCTCATCTTTGCGAAGTTGTTACCCGAACCCCTGCTCGCACTCATCGGGATTCTCGGTAGCCTCGCGTCCATCGGGTTGACAGTAGCCGGAACGTTCATGCTTCAGGCAGCGGCGGGTATTTACTTCATCAAGTCAATACGAGAATCCGTAATCATTCCCCCACTCCTTGCACGGGTGCGCCTCGCCATATCAGCCACAACGTTGAGTCTACAACGGCTCGGGCAACAGTCAACTATCAGCCTCGCCAAAAACGCAGTCAGCAGCGTAACCACGTTCGCCCGGACAACCATTGCAAACTTATCTGCCGTGCGCCTCACCGCTCTTACCACCGGAGGGGGTATTGCAAGTATGGGGTTGACCGGGATACCGGCTCTAACAGGCTTGACAGGCGCGTTTGGTGGGGCTACGGCGGGCGCTACGGCCTTCGGCGGGGCATTGTTAAGTGCTCTTCTCCCGGTGCTCCCCATCATAGCAGCACTTGTCGCGGCGGGTCTGTTACTTGAACACGCATGGACGCATAACTTCCTCGGAATTCAGGACGCGGTCGCAAAGGTCGTGGAATACGGACAAACCTTCTTCGGCTGGATTGTGGAGGGTGCGAAGATATTCGGCGGTGCCATTTTCGAACCTATCATGGAAGGATTACGTCCGATTCTCGAAACCATCGGCCTTGTCAATGCAGCGGGTGAAGATTCCAAGATCCTGCTGACCATTGTGGAGGGGTTGGGTGCACTTTTCAAGTGGTTCTACGGGATTCTTGAGCCGTTCGTCCCGGCCATCAAAAACATCATTATCCTGATTGGGAAGGTCATCGGGACGATGCTCTCCATACCGTTTAGGCTCATACACCGGGGCATGGAAGAGTTGATTAAACTCGCTGAATGGCTTGCACCTCCCATAATTGCGTTCGCACAAGCCTTCGCAGATGGAATTGGGCGCATCATCGGGTTGATCAAGGATTTCCTCGGCAATCCCTACGTTAAGTCCTTCCTCGACATGATCGGCTACATAGCACACTCGTTTGGGGGGATTGCAGGTGGGCTTGTAGAGGGAAAAGACATCCGGGTAATTGCCATGGAACAACAGGAACGGTCGCGAACAACCGCTCAAACCATTCGTGCAAATTTCAACGAAGCGGTCGTTTCAACCCCATCGGGCGGGAATGTAGATGTTGGGAAGGTTGAAGTCAAGGTTGATATGTCGGGGATGACCGTGGATAGCGAAGAGCGGGTAAAGGAGATTCAGAAGATTATGGAACGGGAGAGTGGATATGCTCTCGCAAATAAGTTGGGCAAGGTGTTCCGCACCGAACTTTCGTCGTATGGGTATTAGGAGTGCACCATGACAAATTACGAAACAATCTTGATAAACGGCATGTCGTTTATGGCGGTTGTTGGAATTGACTACGACCAAGATTCCAACTCACCGTCGCACAAAACGGAAGATGGGTTTGCCATTACTGACCATTTGGAGGTAAATCCCCCAAAGTTTTCTCTTCAATTTTACCTCGATCGTTCCTTACAGGAGCACCGGGCGTTGAAGTCCATTGTCGAGTTGGAAGAACGGATCAGCCTCACCACTCCCTTCGGGCACTATGACAATGTGGTTGTTGACAGCATCCGCATGAACGATGGGACGTCGCTCACCCATATACAGGCGAGTATGGAAGCACACCAAATCAGAGTCGCCAGTCCAAAATATGCCAAATTCACACTTCCAGTTCCCGTCACAACTGGCGAAGAATCGACCGATCCGGGCGTGGTTAAGACACCTGACACGAAAACAGTTGCAGATGCCCCTCGACCAGAAAGCATCCTCGACAAAACCATTGGCAGATCCGTGAACGCATGGGTCAATGGGTCGGATGAAGCGAAGGAAATGGCTGAATCGCCGTATATTGATACGGACATTGTTGAGGTGGACTTCTAATGGCGACGGTGCAAGTGCTCCCATTCGACCCACGGATTGGGTATCCGCAACTTCGAGATGTGGCGATTAACAGTCAGGTGTATCGGCTGTCCTATGAGTGGAATCCACGCGGGTTCGCCCGGTTAACGATTACCAATCGTTCGAGCGGGGATGTGGTTTGGAACGGTAAACTGACACCTCGCTACTGTTTCGATGCTAAAGACCGGAATGGGGTGACATTGTTTGGGATTATGGCATGGGTCGTGACGCCGAACATAGCCGAGGTGTGGGTATTCTATGTCTGAATTCTGGAAACGGTATTGCCGGGTTCAGTGCGGTGACCGGATATTCGACATCAAGAGTCACGACATCGACTTCAATATTACCGGGGGTAATTCGACAAACGCTAATACCGCGACGGTCGGCGTTTACAACCTCGCCAAAAGCACTCTATCGGCGTTACAACCGGGTATCGCCATGCAGGTGGATGCAGGGTATCAAGATGACCACGGTATCGTTTTTTACGGCGTTGTGGACTCGGTCGAGAGCACTGTTGATGGAAACGATGTTCGGACAACTATCGTTGCCAAAGACCACATGAAAGCCTTGCAAGACGCTCCCGTTTACATCGGTTCGTTTCCAAAAGGAACCCGTGTGAGCGAGATTGTCCGGGCGATCTACTCGGCGTCCGGGGTGCCTTCCGGGGTGTTGATTGATGGGGGTGTCGTTACAACCCGCCCATTCACACTTGTCGATGTTCCGGCAACCCTGCTCAAAACTCTGGTCAAATACACCAATGGCGAAGTTGCGAAGTATAACAAGAACCCGCCAACCTTTACGGCATACATCGAACATGGTCAAGGATTCTTCGTACCGACGACCTATACCGATGCGAAGGTGATTGTGGTCGAATCGGCAACCGGGTTACTTACAGTGGAACCAATAAAGGAAACGGCAACGGCATCTACATCCGAATCCGCAACGGTATCCGAAGAACCGACTCAAACGGCAACCGGCACCGCTCAACAATCGTTGATCCTATCCACGTTGTTCCAGTGGCGCATCCGTGCAGACACACCCATCCAGTTGAATGCCCGCGAATATGCCGGGACGTATAAAGTTACGAAATTTACACATACGCTCTCCGGCGACGATTTCGAGACGAAAATGGAGGTGAAGCCGATATGAACGATTTTGTTCACGCGGTCGTCAACATGGTCGATAGCAAACTCGCGGGCATCAACACGGTCGATGTGGCGATCTTAACGGAGTTCGACCCGGCGACATACCGGGCAAACGTGCAGTTGAAGCGGAAGGTAAACGGGACAACGGTTGAAATTTTCAATGTGCCGGTGATGTTCCCGTCTTACAACGGGTGCGCGTTCGTCATTCACCCTGCACCGGGCGATGTGGTGCTTGTCGTCTACTCCAAGTTTGAGGTGGAAGAACAACTGATTAACCGGGATGTTGTCGAGGTAAACGGGGTGCTCCGGTTCGACCTCAACAATGCCGTTATCATCGGTGGGCTTGTCACCACACAGGATTTGCCGGTTGCAATCGGGGTTGATGAGGTAGGTATGTTTCACAAGAGTGGGGCGAGTATCAAGATTACCGCTGATGGGGATATTATCATGACGGGGAAAGACATTCACTTGAACGGTGGGATGATCCCATGAAGCGGATCGCGGTCGAAGGTGATACCGACACCGCGCTCCCGGCACACGATCCACCGGCGGGGGGAGGCCCGTATTCAATTTCCCCAGTGGATAAACAGACCAACGTATATATCAACGGTCGCCTCGTCATTGTGGAGGGAGAGACGTTCAGTGTGCATTGTGGAACGGGGTTTGCCGGGAATCTCACCGGAGGGAGTCCTCACATCTACGTCAACGGAACCCCTGTTTGCAGAGAAGGTGACATTTCCACTTCTCCTCACACGATGACGGGAATAACCGTTACTCGCAACACAAATACATTCGATGGTTCGGTGTAACCGTTCTGAATCCCATTTATATTTCCAGACCGCAGACTAATCGGTGATGACCGACGCGGAAGCATACCTGACCACATTTGCGCTTGATGCCAACGGTGACGTTGTCCTCGGCCCCGATGGAACTCCTACGCTAATTTCTGGTCAAGAAAAAGTTATGCAGGATATTCTTGACATCATCCATACGGCGAAGGGTTCCTATGCGTTTGACAACGAATACGGGATTGATTATGCAACCATTGTCGAATCCAACTTCAATCCCATTGCGGTTGAAACCGTGATTAAAACGGCAGTTGCAAAGCACCCATCGGTGCGAGAAGTAAGACGGATAACGGCGGTTCCGGGTGAGAACCGGGTTATACACGTCGAGATGCAGGTCAAGTTGTATTCAGGGAAAGAGATGTGGGTTAGGGTGAATATATGAATTACGGGGTAACGAAAGACGGATTTGTGCCAAAACCTCTCACTGCAATCATTGATGATCTCAATGCTCGGGCAAAAGTCGCGTTTGGTTCAACGGTGGATTTAACATCCACATCACCACTCGCAAAATTTATCCATAGCATTGCCTACGAACACGCGCTCCTCTGGCAATTGCTTGAGGACGTCTACTATTCCGGGTATCTCGAATACGCCGAAGGTTCCAGCCTCGACAATGTCGTAGCGTTGCTTGGAATTGTCCGAAATCAGGCGGCACCTGCTCGTGGCGAAGTAACTATCACTCTCGCACCGGGATACACCGACCCGGTGGTGATCGAAACGGGAACCCTCGTTGGCACCGCTGATAATTCGGCAGTTTACCGGGTGACCGCTCCCGCGCAACTATGGGTGGAAACAGACACGCTGACGGTTACGGTTCCTATCGAGGCGGTTGAACCGGGCACTCACGGCAATGTCGGTGCGGGGTTCATCACAAAGATGGTTACGCCGAAATCGGGCATCGGTGGGGTTACCAATGCGGAACCGTGCACCGGGGGAACGGAAATTGAGAATGACGTTTCGCTTCGCCTCCGCGCGGCGGCATACTCGTTCGTTGCAAAGGGAACCATCGCGGCAATGCGAGGGGCGTTGATGGCAATTGACGGGGTATCCGATGTCCGAATCGTTGAAGATACCACGCTCTGCAAGGCTACTATCACGGTCTTGGGTGGTGCCGATGAAGCGATAACTGCAACGATTGAAGATACTCGCCCGTGTGGGATACTTGTTGAGTGGAATCGCCCGACCCTCACTCCGATTACGTTCACGGTCAGTGTCACAGGTGTAACCGGCTATGAAACATTTGAGGTGGTCGAAGCGGTAAAATCCGCAATTCAATCGTATATCGACAAACTGACTATAGGGAGTGTGATTTATTTTTCGGGTGTTGCCGATGCAATCCTCGATTGCCCGTATGTCACCCGGTTGGAAAACCTTTCAATCACCGATGGAACGAATGTTGCGGATGCGTTCGGGGAATCTATCGTAATCCCAATTAACACGAAAGCGTCGGTCGATACCATCACTGTCACGGTGGTTTGATGGATACTCAGCAATATGTAACGAGCATGCTCCGTAAGTTCGGAACCGGGCTTGCAGCAGAACCCGACACGGTCAACGCCGATGTGGTTTCGTTACCGGCAGGAGAGTTTGCCGAAATCGAAATACAGGCCGGGCGAGTGAAGCGAGCGCACTTCTTCAAGTTTGCGGAGGGGAAGAGCATTGATTACCTGCTCGCAAGCACGGCAACATCCCGGCTTGGAAACATCAGCGATGAAGATTTCCGGCATTTCATCAACACCACATTTGCGTGTCGTGCAGCATGCGGCACCGTGCAAGACATCCGCGACGCAGTGGCGCGGGTAGTTGATGTTCCTAGCGACAAAGTTGAAATCGTCGAACGTCTGGCGAGTGAAGATGCCCCGGCAAACTTCACGGTAATTCTGAGACAGCTTCCGCGCAACGGGTTCTCACTTCAACAATTTTACGATGCCATCGAAGAAGTCCGGGCAACTGGAGTTGTATTCATCGATACATCG